CAGAGGACGCAAGCCGCTGCGCCAACGCCCCATCGATAGAAGCTATCTCCTGGGCGCGAGCGTTTGCACCCTGTGTCGCACCAGCCAGCTCATCGCCGCCACCCAAAGCACGTAGGGCGCGGTCCTGGGCGGTGATCCGTTGGAGGTCCTGGGTTCGTTGCCCAGCGATAGAGTTCGTGACTAGCTCCTGCTCGGCACGAATGCGTGCCTCGCCGTCAGCCAAACTCGTCAGCAAATTAGCGAGCTCAGTGTCAATAACGCCCGTGCCCTCTTCGACCTGACGGTTCGTGTTGTCACCAGCCAAACGTTCCTGCTCGTCTACCCCAGCAATCTGCTCCTGTTGCAAACCAGACAGCAGTTCCAGCAGACCTGTCAAGGTTTCGCCGATAGATGTGATCTGGTTCGAGAAGGCACCCGCCGTCTCGTCACGTTGACGGTTAAACGCAGCCTCTCGGGCAGCCTCGTTGAGTACCCGCTGAATGGTAGTGCTCGTCGAATTGGTCGTGTTCGTCGTTGACGACGAAGACGAAGTGCTGCTAGTGCTCGGCCCGCTATTGAACAACCCCGATAGTTCCGCAAGCTGCGCTGCGGCAGCGTCACGCGGGTCCGTAACGAACGGCGCTGTTGGATCCCCGCCGACCTGTCGGGTCACAGGGAGGGGCGATGGTGCCACGGGGATCTGGGTGAAATTGCCGACGCCCGAAGGCGTTAAGTTGGTGACGAGCTGGGGTGCTCCACCGTTGGGGTTGGGGATCAGAACGTTTCCGCCCCCGATGCGAAGGTCATCCACAGAAGTCTCCTAATGCTCTCTTATAGCGACTGGATCTGAGAAGCGATCTCAGATCGGCGTGCCGCACGAAACGAATCGATATCGGCCAAACCGTTCTGCAAAGCCGTCTGGTTCTGAAGGTCAGACACATCCAACTGGTTCAACTGCCGAGAGAAATCGGTGGCCTGCCGTTGAAAGTTCCGTTGGAAATCGCCGACCTGACGATCAATGCCCTGGTTACGGATGCCAGAGGTTTCCAAACCTCGGCGAGAGAACGGCACACCAAGAAACGGCGATGACCTGTCGAACTGGCGTTGGAGATCCCCGAGCACGGCGTCACGATTCAACGCCACATTCTGACGTTGAAAGGCGTTACCGATCGCAGTGTTATCGAACCCTTGGAACAACTGGGTCAACTGCTGTTGCAACTGGAACTCTTCAAGAGCTGTAGGCATTAGCGCTTCCTTTCGACCAATATAGGTAATACGTTACCCATGTGGGCTATTGTCCGAGCTCCTCTGCCCGCTCCTCCAGAGCGGCAGCAGTCAACGGGAAGCGAGTAGTCCAATCCGCCAACCCACCCAACGCCTGATTGATGCGCTCAGCATCAGTATCAGTCGGTTCAGTGAAAGCAGGAGAAAGCCAAGCATCCCCAGGGGCAGGGAGGCGAGCCGACCACGACAACGTAGAACCACCCGTCACACCCAAAGGAGAAGAGACGGACACCGCCACCGAACCTTCCGATTCGGAAGTCAACATCCCAAACACGACACCATCACTAGTGACCGTCATGCCCTCAGGCAGAGAGCCCGTGATCCCGTATGTGGCACCGACGCCAGCCAGCTCGTCGTTCGTGAACAAACGAAACTCGAACGGTTCCCCGACCACGATCTCGAAATGGTCGTCCAACACGTCGAACGTGTCAGCCTGCACATCGATCGTGATCGTTGCTGTAGCCGAAGACCCATCGGGGTTCGTGATTCGATAATCGAAAGACGTAACCCCGATGAACCCAGGTTCAGGCGTGTAACGGATACGCATCAGGCCACCACAACGGCAGTGCCCGAAGTGGGCGCAACCTCGATCGTTAACACGGCAGCAGCATCGATATTCACATCGTTCGCCAACACGTCGATCGTGATCGAAGCGTTCTGAATTACCGTCTCCGCATCGCCGTTGGCGATCGGGGGCGAACCGACAGTGAACGTCCGAGTCGAAAGCCCCGAACTGTTCCCCTCGGCGTCCAGAGCCGCAGCAGCGAAACTGAAAGTTTGCCCACCCGTCAACCCCTCCAGCAGAACGGACCACGAGTTACCGTTAAGCACAGCCTCATCGAACGCCCCAGCACCAACACGATAAATGACCCGATCCACACCCACGTTATCCGTAGCGGTGCCCTGAACAATGATCGAAGTCGTGCCCGCAGGGAGATCTGAAGCAGGACCCGTGATCTGCAAAGTCGGGTTCGCTCCGTCGGTCGCGACCGAGAACAAGCGGGTGACAACATTCGAAACGTTGCCCTCACGGTCAAACGCCCGCACATCAACCGTATAAGTCACACCATCCAGCAAGCCAGTCAACGTCGCCGACCAAGCATCAGTGCCAGAAGCAGCCCGCCACGGGCCGCCATCGATCCGATACTGAACCAAATCCACAACGTCATTGTCCGAAGCGGTGCCAGTCAAATCGACAGATGCGGTGCCGAACGGCAACGTCTGCCCAGCCTGGGGCGTCACAATCGAAACCGTAGGGGGCTCGTTATCGACAACCAGCAAGCTCACGACGGCGGTGTCGAAACCGCCGTCAGGATTCTCGACCCGATACTCGAAAGAGTCGGGACCGAAATAGTTCCCATCGGGGGTGTAAACAATAGTAGGCACAGGACCGTCCTCATTTATAAATGCGACACCATTCGCAGGTGCGGCTTGGATAGATAGTTCGAAACCAGGGGCAACGTTCGTGTCATTCGCCGTCACATCAACGTCGACAAAACCGTTCATAACCAACGTCACAGAATCATTCACGAGCTCAGGCTCAGCCAGGAACGTCGTGAAGGACACGGGATCGGAGAACTCCCACACGCCCGTCGTAACCACAGCAGTAGTTGTAGGTCCGACCAGCCCGTTGGAGTCCTCGCCGTTCACAGTGAACGTGTACGTGTCGCCCCCTTCGAGAATCAGGCGACCGTCAAACGTCGGGCCACCATCAATGGAGTGGGCGAGAACTGGAAGGGCCGCGCCTGCTATCGTTTCGTCACGGAAGAACGCGGCAGATACCCAGGTCTCCCCGTCCCAAAACAGGTCATCGGATTGCCTTTGCAGCCGCCACACAAGGTTGTTTATGTCGGTCGGTGAATCCACCGACACGACAAGTTCTGTGACGGGATAATCGGGCTGAATTTCTGTGCCGTCCTGGACCGAAACGAACGAAGCCCTCGGAGCCACAAGGTCGGACATCGAGATCGTTCCGACCACACCGTTAGAAGAAGCAGTGTGAGTGCCCGAAACGGTGCCGCCACCAGAAAGCGAAATGCCATTGTTGTCGTAAGCGATCTCCGAATGCGAAATGAGAATGTCGCCAGCGGGATAAGCCGACACAGACACATCGTTATCAGACTGAGTGATGTTGACGTGAATATTCCCATCCAACTGATCAGGCGGGTACGTCCACATGGACGACGTAACGTCAGTGAACTCGCCAACGATCGAATCAAAGTCAGCGTCGACGACCCGCATCGTCGACACGTTGACCTTCGAATTGCCCTTAGCTACCTGGGGACCCGAAGGGGTGATATCAATGTCCAGCACGGTTTCGGTGCCGTCAAGGACCCGTTTCAAAGTCGTCCCGATGTTACGGAACTGGCTGGACGGATCGTGATGGGCAACCTCAACAAAGTCGTGGTTGGTTACGGTCGCATGGGCGAACTCGCCCAGTTGCGAACCGTTCGACTGCCACACCTGAAGGATAAGTGTCGCACCAGCGACCGAATCAAACGCCAAAGGATGAGACAGGGACGTATCGATCCCCTGATAGCGAACCGAATTGGAACCAAAGAAACCTGCCATCAGCCGACCCCCCAACGACGCGCCCGCGCCGTCAACACGCCATTGTCCTGAGGGATCACAACCCCAGACGCAGACCACTCGCCATTAGCTTCATCCACCACAACCTCCGTTTCAGAGAACGCACTAATCGTCAACCCGCCATCATCCTCAACCTCGACCTGAACCACATCGTTACGGCCATCAGACGGAACAGACCCCGCAATGGTCACGGGAGAAACAACGCCTGTAGCGCCGTCTTCAGGTGTCGCAATTTCGAAGGGTGTCGGGTTATCCGACGGGAACAAAGCGAACGCTTCTTGTTCCGTGGTCGCCACCCGCACGTTCCGTATCCGCATATACGACTCGAACCCAGGCTGGAACATTTGCGAAGCGTCCCCGCCGTGAAACGTCGAATACGCAAATTCGGTCGTTTGCTGATCGGGATCAGATGGGTCGTTGGTGAAGCGGTAGCCGTCCTTGAAGAACGCAGGCTGCCCATTAACCCAAGTAGTGATACTTGAGTTGTTAAAGTTCGTCTGATTGTGGACGACACGGACAACGATGCGCTGCCATATGCCAGGCACAGCCTCGGTGTTGTCGGGGTCTGAACGGCCAGGGGCACCAGCCTGGTTGTAACCCCCAGGCACCGTCGTATGGTCGCCTGGCATGTAGTTTGTGAAACGGGTCGGGATCGGCCTTTGGCCGTCCCGTTCGTTCGCATACGAATAGACGCCCCACACGGCTGCGTTACGCCTAGCGTTGCCAGGAGAGTTTATGTCGTCCGCATGCCCCAAAATGTACATGCGTGCCGAGAAGCCCACGTCGGTTTGAAGGCCACCAGAGTTATTGACCAGATCGTTCGCCAAACCAGGCATCTTCATAATGGTCGCCGTGACACGGGGCTCGTTCGCCTGACCGCCGTTACGAACTTCGTTGCCGAAGTCGAAGCCGAACGTCCGATTGTCTGGGTTGAACTGCGGATGCGTGTCTTCGAACATGATGTCGTACGACAACCAACAATCAGCCTCGCCAGGGAACACAGTTTGGAACGATTTGACGTTACGCAGATTCGAACGGTAACGGCCACGCAAGTTGTAGAGCATCGGGATGTCCGAATCTGGGACAATCGACAAGTCCTCTTCGCCACCCAACTTCTCGACCGTCGGGAAAATTTCTCGGAGCCGTGAACGTACCGTGTCGATATCGGTATCGAACCCGAATTGTGTGCCCGTATCGTCGTAAAGCGCTTCGAAAATTACAGCCATTATGCGAGCTCCCCAACAGCGATCCAATTGACATCCACAGAAGTGGGAGCTCCACCCTCAGTCGCCAGCCGAGCAGCCAACAGGAAATCGTGTTCACGAATCCCGTCAACCATCGTCACGACCATCGATCCCGTGGCCAGGACCCCGATGGACGTGTTATCGATGTTCCCGACCGCAGTGGCCACAACCGTTGGAGGCGTGCGGAACCGTTGGGGGAACACGATGCGACGGCCAGTCGCACCGTCGACCGAAGCCGACGCCCCGCCGCTCGGCAAAGAAACCGACACCGAACCCGACTGGGCGACCTGAACGCCAGAAATCAACCCCATCGTTTCCTCAACGAAATCACGAGTCGCAGCCGCATTCCCAGCGTCCCCGCTGGACGCATCGGGCAACAGCAACGGCCCCTCCATCGTGTCGCCAGCACGATCGATACGTTCGTTCACGCGGGCCTCGACCTCGGCGAAATTCTCGTTCACCTCGTCGGCGTCAGCGGGCTCGCCATTCACGAACTCGTGTGGAGTATTTAAAGCAACCATCCCATGCTCCTAACTACGGATGTTCTTCGGAATATGTGTCGCCGTCACCGCATCCAAACGCCAGCGGGAAGCAACATCGGTCGGGCCATCAACCCGAAACTGAATAGATTCAAAGTTCCCAACAGCGGGCCCCTGAACAAGCTGCGAATACTCGGCACCCTCGACGCCGAACGGGGTTTCACCCCAAACAGCGGCAGCCCACAAAGCCCCGTCAAGAACCCGAGGCAAATCCAAATCGAACTGGCGGACATTCGAACGAGGGTCCAAATCGGCACGCACCGACACCTGAACCTCGCCGCCATTAGTGGAAGCCAACACGAACCGAGGACGACGCCAACGCTTCGGCAACACATGGGACCCGCCATGAAGCCACGGCGAAGTCCAATACGCCTCAATAGGGCTAGTGGTGTCACCCAAATTGTCGTTCAAGTCGCGGCGCTCAACTTCCAGCCAACGACCCAACGAACCGCTGAACCCCCACATTTCCTGGCCGACCCGATGCACCCGCTCCACGTCAGGCAAATAACGCATCCACGCAGCCAACCGAGGGTCAAACACCAGAACCTGTCGTTGACCGTCCAGGACGACCGAACACCAGACCCGCTCGTTAACCCACGACAAAACGACATCGGCGTCATAGTCGATGCGACGGTCGTGGATAGCGTTCACGATCCGTTCGCCGATCGGTTGGGGTTGGCCCTGGTTCCAAGCGTGCAAACCCAAACGGCCGTCCCAGAACATGAGCCCGTACTGGGTTGACACCGCAGCCAACGGCGACGAAACGCCAGCAGACCGAGACAAATCAATCACCTGATACAAGAACTGGTCTTCGACCGTCGTGACCACATACGTCGCCCGACGCTTGAAAACCACCAAGAACTCGCCGTGCACCTGAATCGCTTCGATGCAATCGCCGTCCTCACCCAAGTCGACATCAATGAAGTTCTCGGCCTCGAAGGTGTTCGGGTCGCCGTCGTTCGAGAACCGCAAACGAGAACGATGGTTAACGCCGTCCTCCAATGTGTCCGCAACCCAAAGACGATTGTCGAACACAGCAGCGTGCAAGCCACGAGGCAAATTCGAAACAGTGCCCCAGTCGCCCGTCACAGCAGCGTCAAACAGGCCACCCCAATTCAGGCCGATCCCGTCCCAAGCGCCACGACGTAAGCCGTACCGCTTCGACAAGTAGAACGTGAAGTCGTTCATTTGAACAGCAGCAATACCGTCCTCGGCCCCAGGGTTATCGACCCCCAAACCCAAACTGGAAACAGTGGCGTCGAACGTGGTCGGTACCGCCGCCAACGCCCCGTCACGATCAACGATCGCATACAAGACAGACGCCTCAACACCCTCAGGGGTTTTGAAGCGAAACAAATCAGAACGCACATACTCGCCGCTGGTCGGTTCCGTACGGGCACGCATCCCGCCACGAGTCACCAACCCGCCACGACTATGGACATCCAAGTTCAGCATGTCGGGCGACTGATTCAAAGGAACTTTGAACAGGTCGTCAGACAAATTCAGCCCGCCCGTAAAGTCGGCCAAGTTCACCGACCGCAAACGGCTAGCGTTCCCGCGCCCACCAGGAGGGCGAACACCCCTAGGCATCAGACACCACAATTCGGGTGTTAGGAGAACGGAGCCCAGCGACAGAAGTCGTGTTCGTGTCACGGTCACGGACACCATGCCCGCCACCGATCTGCATGGTTCCCCCGAACTGGGAACTGTTCAAATCAATCGCCGTCGAAGAAACAACAGAGTTGAACAAATCCAAATGATGGATCGACGACTGCGGATCATCCAACCGCTGATAGGCGCGACCCAAAGCGTAATACTGCAAAGCGACCTGAAGATCCTCAGGCAAATCGGGGACAGAAGCATCGCCGTTCGTGAACCAATCACGCCGAGCCCGATAGCCCTGGACCGTGAAGTTCGCCGCCTCGTTCAACGCGGGCGCGATCAGGAGCGTGCGTCCACCTCGTACCGAGAAGAAGCGGGGGATGCCCGTGGTGGTGGTCGTCGAATAGTAGCGGTCGTTGGCGATCACCGACTGAATTTCGGCAGGCGCAAGCCACGCCAACTCACCCTCCTGCGATCGCACCGAACGAATGGTTTGCGGAACGTTGCCCTCGGCATCAACGATTTGTGCGAAGTCGGTAGCGAACACGGCGGTGGACAAAGTCCACGTCGTGTCAAGGAAAGGCCAGTCGGCGGACCGATGAATTTCTAGCCAGCCTTCACGTACCCAGTTGTCGATTATGAAATCGGAGAACTCTTCGTTGTCCGATTCCAACGTCTCACGCACGTAGCGCCGAATGTCGCCCAGGTTCATCGCTTACCAGTCCGCCTTTTAACTCGGGCGGCACCGCGGCCTGTCGACTTGCGTTTTCTGGGCTTGGCGGGCTTCACCGCCGCCTCGGGCTTGCGTCGTGCCTGGGGGTTCACGGGAGGTGCGGCCACAGGGGTCAGGCCAGCGTGGTCCTCGACAACAGAGTTGCCGTCGGCGTATTCGGTCATTTTTGATCCTGCGCCTGCGGGCACGATAGCCATTGCATCTCCAGGCCTCCGAGTAACGGCGGGGGGTGGGGTGGAGGCGCCCCCCCCCCCCGACAACAGAACTGGGATCAACTACTAGGTGGTGATGCCAGTCAATGCGCCCTGATGACGACGAGAGGTGCAAATGAACTCTCCGTAGGTCAGGACGTTCGCCGTACGCAGATCGCGGTCTGGTGGACGGTCGAACGGGGTTGGGCGCATCATGGTTTCGGAGTGGAACACCATCTCCAAATACTCAGGGTTCAGGAAAGCCATCGTTCCATCAGGAGCGGAGCGGTCGAAGGTCACTGGGACGTTCTTGAACGAAATGTTCTGGAACCCAGCGTTCGCCATTTCCGTGTCCTGGTAACGGGTCCGAGTCTCGAACAGGTCTTCGAATGCCTCAAAGATGTCCTGAGAGGTAATGATGACCGTTGGTCGTGCCGAACCGTACGACAAGTCGTTGTACATGGTTCGCATCGCAGCTTCGGTGATCGGCCCTGCAACGTCGGTCAGCTTCGACTGCCACTGAGGCTGAGCCACGGGGTCAAGGCCGCCAACGATGTCCGTGTTTTGGAACACGAGGTTGCCGAGACCGTTGAAGTCCTTGCCATTGTTGCCAGTGCCGTCGGCCCAGAACATGTCGTTCCAGTTCTCGACGATCGACTCCTTAAGCTGCTTCATGCGGAACTCAAGAATCGACATGATCACGTCAGGGCCGTTGTTTCGAGCTTCCTCGATGCCCTCGATATAGATCGAGCCAGAGTGCTGCTTCCAAATCCACTGGGAAGCGGTCGGGCCAGGCGAAGGCGAAATGTCGAGAAGGTCGGCACCCGCATACGAACCGACAGTGGCGTTCCGTTCGAAGTTGATAGGACGCACCAGTTCTTGACCGCCAGCGATCTTGACCGACTCCGATTCCTTCAGGAAGTAGGCCAGAGGGCGAGCGTCAAACACGCCGTCAATCAGCGTGGCACGATGGTTGTTTAGAGTAGTAGTTAGATATTGGTCGAAATTCGGATTCGACATTGTTCAAGCTCCATAGCTTTAGGAGCGTGACCGACCTGAATCTTTTTCTAGATCTCTCTAGATCTTTCTAGATCTTTTTCAGCCAAGGCAACGAGTCGAAAATCTGCTTCTCAGAAACGGCAACGTTGTTCTCGGCGTACAAGGCGGCGTCACGCACATTGGACGGGACCTCAGTCGTTGAAGCTGTAGTCGCCTTAGCGGCCTGACCTGACGGACGATGCACTACTTGGGCTTCGCGCTTCTGGTCGATCACTTGCTGCCTTGCAGCTTCGTTCACGGCCTTAGCGCGCCCATGCTGAGCGGCATCCAAATTCAGGTGAGCCCACGCAACCTCGGGGTCGGCGCTACCGATCTGAGACATGTGACGTTGAATAACGTCACGGTCCACATCGCCAACGCGCGCTTCCAAAGCTGTGAAACGGCGATCAACTTCCGATTGAGCTTGGGACTGAGCGAACATTTGGTGCATCGAATCCAACTTGGTTTCCAAGTCGACGATCTTCTGCTCCTCGGGAGTGCGATACTCCCCGCCCGAAGCGGCATCGTCGGAAGCTGCGATCTGCAAACCAACGTTCTCAGCCAACGCTTTAGCGGTGAACTGCGGATTGGTTTGGAACGCGTCCCACAACTGCTGGGCCTGTTCTTGCTCTTTCCTCTGAACTGCGAGCTCTTGAGTTTTGCGTGTGTAGTCCTCTAGGCGTTGGTGACCAGCGGCCACTTCCTTAAGCGGTTTCCATTCGGATTCACCGCCCACCTTGATCTCGACCAGATGGTCACCCATCGAGTCCATATCAAGCGGGGTGCCTTCGACAACGGTCACGCCATCATCGTTCGCAATTTCGTTACCCGCGTCCGTCGTTGCTCCTGGCTCCGCCGAAACCGCTGGGGCTTCGGTTGGTTCGGGCGACACATTCCCCGCCGAAGCGGATGAGTCGTTCGAAATTCCAAGAGATTCAGATACGCTAGCCATTTATATGCCTCACTAAAGGTTGACATCCTTATGTGGATGTTCCATCAGGGGATATAGGTGAGGCGTTACAGCGGTGGTGCCTTAAGGAATGAACCAGCACGCAAGATCGTGTCCGAAGCGGTTGAAGCACGCTGCGCCCACCGAATCGTCAAGTCGTGAGGACGCAGGAGGGGGCGTTCTAGGAGATCTGTCGAACTGTCAGGAAGGAGCCAGCGCGCAGTGTGGCTCCAATCGGTCCCGCCACGTTCTGTGCCCAACGCAAGTCGATGGAAGCGTTCGGGCTTGTGGTTTCGAATTGACCCGAATACCGAACCGCGAGGTCTTGATTGGCGACACCGCCCGCCTGCAATATTGAACCAAGGCCGACGGTTGTTCGCCTGTTGCCCAACTGTGGCGAGGCGTCGTTCTCTGCTGGCGACTCGCCGTAGACAGCGTCAGCAGTTATCGCGCCGCCCGTGGGGGCGAGGAACGTCCTGAAATCTTCGCCCGCGTCGGCGTTGTAAATCGCTACAGCGGTGACCTCAAACACGCCGACGCCGAGGCCAGTGACCGAAAGCGGGAAGGTCGAGGCCGCTGTAGTGGCGTCGCCGTCGTTGACTTTCGGGGCACTGTCTACGGCTAGGCGATCCGTGAACGTCGGTAACGATGCGCCCAAGGTAGTCCAGGCGCTACCGTTCCACCACCTCGCTTCGACCTCTACGCCGTTGTCGAAAGCGTGAAGGGAGCCAGAGCTATCGGTCGGCCCGAACGGAACAGTATCGGACGAATGGAAATCTACTCGCTCATGGCCCATGCGGGCGCGGTTGCTGAGTATGTGGGTGGTTTGGGTGCCGTTGTCTACGAACCCGCCCGCCACATTGTCGGAAAGAATGAACCTGTTGCGGATAGAAAGTTCACCGCCCTCAACCACGTAAGCCCTAGAAAGTGCCCCGCCTGGCTCGACGCTCGTATCGAAGTGGTTGAAAATGCCGTTATCGACTCGGCAACATTCCACATCGAAACTGTTGTGAACGAAGCCGCCCGTTACGCGGCATTCTTCGCTGTTGCGAATATGCCAGCCTCGACCCCCGCTCACGATCTGCAGGAGCATTACGTCAGTGACTTGATTCGCGTTCGCTTGAGCATCTAGCAGTACGCCAGTGCCAACGTTCCTGATCACCATGTCGTAAACACGGTTCTCGAACGTGCCGAAGAGGTCACCCTGTGGTGCTGCCTGCAACACGACTCCGACTGAATCGATCGTATTGTTGCCTCGGATCTCAAGGCCTCCGCCAACACGACAAAAAAGAACATTGCTTGGTGTGCCGTCCAGAACGAATAGACGCGCCGCTGGGTCGCTGCCAACAGCGTCAACGCTCAACGTCACCGACGTTGGCGATGAAGCCAAGACTTCGCCGTGCCCATCCTGAAACGTCCCATCAAGCGTTTTTAGGGCCATGTCTGAGCCGACGGGAGGAACGGGGTCGAATGTCCCAGTGACCACAGCACTCCCGTCCGTGGTGTCAACCACGTAGACAGTTGCCCAGCCGTCGGGCCCGACCTTAACAATCCCTTGCGGGGTGTCAGCGAACGAGCGAATCCGCCCGCCACCCAGGACCGCTGCCTCTCGCTGAGTAGCAGTGATCGCGGGCATTCCGTCGAACGACGCCGTCGGACGCCACTCGACCGTAACACCATTTGGTATCACTAACCGATGTCGTTGCCGAAGGTTGAGTGTCGTCTCAAAGACATAGGTTGTACCAGTGTCGGGAGTTGAGTTAGCGAGTCGCACTGTACGACCCTCATCAATCGTTGCTGGGTCGTATTCGGCCAACAACGCCGATATGACAGCAGCATCGTCACCGCCTGAAGGCTGGAAGACAACCTCCCCGTAAACGTCATCAAGATACTCTCTCACCGACTGCTGTGTGGGGGCCGCCGTGTCGGAGTCCGACCCAAAGTCGTCCTCATCCAACAACCCAGGGATCGCAGCGATAGCCGCAGTATTCGCTGCGATATCAGCTTCGATCGAGGTCAGATCAACGGCACCCCCGCCGCCAGCGGCACTAGCGACAGGCTGAACATGCTCAACCGAAATATAGGAACCCGCTTGAAGTACCTGATTCTGCCCCGACGACAGCGAACGGAAATGCAAAGTGCGCGGAGTGGTCTCCGCTGGAATGACCGTTATCGATTCGATATCGGGGGTTCCCTGGCCGAACTGCCCGTAGCCGCTAACGCCAGATGTGTTGCCAGCGCCGATCCGAAACTGTGGCTGAGTCGAGTCCGAGAAGAACGACAGACGTGAAGCCGATCCACTGCCCACTGTGTAGGCCATGCCTCGAACAACAATGTCCACAGGCGACTCTGCAATTACCAGATCGGTGCCGTCGAAGGTTGCCAAACTGCCGCCCAGCTGATCCTCGAACGCTGTCTCATCGAAGCGCAGAAAGTCGTTGCCAGCGGGCTGAACACTGGTGGCTGCCTGCTGGGCAACGAACCTGTTCCCGACCGAAGCGATGTTGGCTTCTCGGGTCAGCCACACACGATGATTTACGCCAGCGCCAGTGAATACCCCGCCAGCAGTGAACGTCCATTCGGTATGTTCGACGTTCGACACCAGAATGGAGGTATTACTGCCGCCATCGGCCTCACGCAAGCGAGTGGCACCCCCAGAGTCGACACCCTCCAGTAAAGACTCGACAGATATCGTGTATGACTGGGTGTACTCGAATGGTGCGTTCGTTTGCGCGTTGCGAACCTCGAACAGCAAACCCCACGCCCCCATGTCAGAAAGCTCCTGCGGGGACGGGACCGTGATCGGGCCAGGACCCTCGTGAATCAACTCGCGCTCGGGAGCGAACGAAACCGTGCCAGTGGCAAGTTCAGGTGTCACGAAGGTTGACACTGGGCGAACAGTGATCGACGGGTTAACCATGTTGGAGCCGCCGCCAGCGAACGACGTAAAGAAGTATTCGGTGCCAGCTTCAAGCTTGACCGCGAACGATCGTTCAAGCAGCGTCGGCGAAAGACGATCAGCAGCAGGCGAGTTTGGAAGGACATCATCGCCATCGGCAGTCGTGCCGATCCTGATTCCCGAAGAACCAGTGACCGCTTCCGCTCCGACGATCACCACATAGAAACCATCGGCATCGGGAGTGAACGTTTCCACCCAGTTAACACTCGTCGGATTGGCGAACACGCCCTCGACCTCCTGGACCAGCGGCTCAAGAGCCGACACGGCCCAAGTGTCCAGGTCCTCGACGCTCGGACATTCGGTCCACGAGCCAGGGATGCCAGCGGCAATGTTGACGGGGGTGGGTGGATCGTTCGTAACGTTCCACGCCGTAACCGACTGGTCGGCATGGGTGATAACGTTGATCGTGTTGCCCGCCAAGTCATTCCAACACTCAATCTCGACAACGCTCGTGCCGCCACCAGGTGCCGCCTCCAAAGCGTCCAGACGGGAATCCTGAGTCAACTGTCCAGTCTGAATCGCAGAGATCGCAACAGCGTTCAAATCGGCATCGACCTGAGCGTCATCAGCGTCAGTCTGAGCCGACGTGATATCCGAGTTCTGTGTCGCCTGCTCGAAAAACAGAACAGCCTGGTTGTCCTCAAGCGCAGTCACAGCAGCTTGCAAAGGCCCAAGGTCGACCGTCGGCCCGCCAACACCGCCACCAGCACCAGCCGCCTTCTCAACCATCGTCAACAAATCATCAGACGGATCAAACGGAGACCCCGCAGGGTCATCCAACAACTCGTAGTACTCGCCGTCCAAATGGGCGATACGGGTGCGGGACTGCTGGGAACCTCCGCTTAGAGCCCCAGTGTTCTGATCAGACATACACAAATCGCTTTCGTGTCATGCCCCCATAAGATTCAATAGATAAAGGTCGACTGTTACGCCGAAAGCGCCGCCGCGTTCAACGCTGCAACCCGCGCCTGCTCCAATGCCTCACCTGTAGATCCGTCCTGCTGGTGTTCCAGAATCGGTTCGTCCCAAACCTCGTCGGGAACCTCGCTGACCACACCCGACAAAACGGCATTGTTCAACGCTGTCCCCAAAATCATGCGAGCTCATAACGTGTCGCTTCGACCAGCGGCACGGCGGCACCGCCCGCCGACTGGAACCCGATTCGCTTCAGCACGGAACCGTCGTCATCCAGCACCGACATGAAGAAGGCGTCAGCCTGGATAACCTCGGCCACACCGTCGGCACCGAAGAACCTGACGGGGTTGTCGTGATACTTCGTCAACAACTCGACAGCTTCAGCGACCGCCGCAACGTCAGATGTCGTCGCAGTATCAAACGAGGTCAAAGCGGCCACAACATCAGATGTCGACAGGTCGTTCAGGCCAGTCAGCCCAGCGTCAGCTAGAGCCGCCTCGACAATCGAATCGACCTCGGCCGTCGTTAACGGCGTCGGCAAAGCCGACACCTCAGACGACGTAGCCAAACCAGACACATCGGCGGCCGACGACGAGACCGCAGCGTCCAAACGTGCCAGCTCAACAGCCAGTTCCGCTCGAATATCGGCAACCGTAATGTCGTTCAAGCCGTCGACCGAAGATTGGAGTGCAGCCACAGAAGTTTGCGTAGCTACTGCCGACAGATCGACAACGGTCGGATCAGCCTTCCAATCATCCTTGTTCGTATACGAGTCGAGCCCAGCGTGAAGTTCAGCTTCGGTCATTTCGTCGGGTGTCGGGAACGCAGCGATAACCGCAGCCCCCGACTGAACAACATCTGCCGCTGTGGCAATGCCCGTCAAGTCCGTGGCGGGAATGTTCGCAATGTCGGCCTGGACCGCCGACCGAGCAGCGGCCAAGTCGCTGGCCGTAGCGCCATCGAAAGTCACCAAAGCGTCAGCGACCTCGTTATTCACCTCGGCACCCGTCAGCGGCGAGGGTAGCCCAGCGATCTCCGTGGACGTTGCAAGCGCCGACACATCTGCTACAGCCGTCAAATCCGCGGAACCCTCCATATCAGCCAAGGTTGGCAAAGCACTCACAGACGCTTGAGTAGCCAGCGAGGAGATGTCGGTTGTCGGGACACTAGCGATATCGGACTGGATAGCGGCCTGGGCCGCTGCGAGCTCTGGGCCAGTGGCAGCGTCGTAATCGGTCAACGCAGAATCGACCTCGGCGTTAACCTGGGCTGCCGTCAATGGTGTCGGCAACGCTGCTACCTGGACGGCGGTCGCCAAAGCAGAAACATCGGCGACGCCAGTCAACGGAGTGCTTGCTTCCATCTCCGTCAAGGTCGGACGCAACTTGGCTAGAGCATCCAATGTTTGGTCGGTCACCTCGGCGGTGCCGTCCCAGTCGATAAACCCCTGAGCTATGATGAAGTCATTCGAATCGAAGAATCGGACACCGTACGTGCCCGCCGCCGCCGTCGGCATATCGCCGACATAAATGGCCAAGGCACCCACC